TATTCAGTTTTATTCATTGTAGGTTCCTTTCTTTAATATTAAAGTTAACAAAGGTTCATGAGGCCTTCGTATAAATTGAATGGCAAAAATAAGGCAAAGTCAAATAAAACCCTTAAATAACACACATCTCATCATAAACAGCATTGTTTTTATCTATCTGAATGATGGTTTCATGTGTGTCTTTTTCATAATCAGCATAAATTGGTTCATAGATTAAGCAAAAATCACCGTTTATATTTGTTGTGCAAGCGCTTAATTCTGTCATCAGAAAGATTAGCGCGCACTTTTTTAGCAACTTTAACTGCATTGTTTTCTCCTTCCAATTGTTCTTTTATAGCTGTTTCTCTTGCTTGGCGATAACCAAACAGGTATAAAAATAAAGCGATGGCTCCAAAAACCACCGCTCTAAACTTCTTTAGAATTTCCATCATCTTTTTTTCTCCGATTCATTCCGATATCACGCACACCGCTGATACCAAGCATTATTCCAAGACTGGTCAACAATTGTTCCCAATCAACTAAATCCACCGTAAAATATGGTGCAATCACGCAGTTATGCAAAAATCCATAACACAAAATCCAACCGATTAGCGGTATCCAAGATCTTTTATTTAATCTAAACATAGGTCTATCCCTTGCTGAATTGTTGGATCTGAATATGGTTGAATACCATTTTCCATACGGATTATGGCTTTTATAAAAACAGTTAATATACCACGTTCTTCAATATCTATGACCGTATCTGGTACAACTCCAAGCTGTTTAGCCACAGATTGAATGTAAGCGGTGGTCTGATTTTCATTCGGTGGCGCATATCGGCTGATAATTTGGCGCACAGTATTCAAGCTATGTATCTTTTTGTAGTTAATTAAAACTTTAGCCAGTGCTCTAATTCCATAAACAGAACTTGTAAATACACAAAAAGCAGGATCTATGTTCTTACTATTTGGGTTTAAGCCTTGCCAGTTAGAGCCATGTCGGATATTTCCAGGATTATTATTTCTTATGCCTCGTGGTAGTTGGTTCATGATGCAAACTCCATATCATTTCACGTAAATCATCAAGTTTTGTTTCTAATCGGGCGATGTGCGTCTGAGTTGCGTACTCTTTAGCCACCGCTACTTTAAATTCATTCAGATCTCGCTCTAAACTTTTAATCTCCTTTCGTTGCTCGCCAAGTTTATAAAAGAACCAACCAAAGGCTGGCACACAGATAATCTGCAAAAACTGTATCCAATCCATCAAAAATCCTTTCATATTTTAGGTTTTATAAACTTCATCGCTTTCGTTAACACACGATATTTCAACGGTATCACCTCGTGGTTTCACTCCAATAACTTTGGCATACATTGAAATTCTGCCCTTAATCCCAAAAGCAAAATGTGTACGCTCTCGAGCAGTTCCGGTATAAATCTCGAGTTCAGGCTTATTTGTCAGAACTACCTCGTTATTAAGAGCACCTTTGGTTACTTGATATGGTTCACTCATAGAGCCATCACTTAATCGCAAACAGATAAAATGTTCCTCATCAGGTAGCCAAGTAAGGTTTTCTGATAGTTTTAAGGTATTGCCACTTACTGCAATGACTTCACCACCTTGTCCCCATTCGCAAAGGTCGTGGGTAATACTGATTAAATCACCATAGGTTGGGATTAGACCTTCAAGCTCGGTACTAAAAGTTATGTATTTGCGCCGATAACGATTACAGGCACACATATAATAACCTTCACGCTCTGCTTGAGCTTTATCGGTACATCCAAACAGATCAACGTTTGCCGGATTTTCTTCGGAGCTATCTTCAAGTTTTGTGATGACATCATCGTACTTCCAGTACTTACTTGAGAAATACTGAACCTTTACGCTGTCAGCTGTATCTTCAGAAGGCATAATATATTCAATAGAAAAACTGTCCTTGAGAATGTTTCTTGGTGTAAACATAGCAGTTGGAATGGTCTTTTTATCGTCTCGGATAATTCTAATCATTCCTGATTGTAGGATTGGTAAAGCTCTGCCACATCTTGCAACCTTAGACATTGCCTCCCAAATTGTGGTAGTGCTATCAAAAATACCATCAAAATAATCACCTCTAGATGTCCAAACCTTGTCTAACTGTTCTAATTCTTCAAGATGAATACGTTCGTCCGGAAGTCTGCCACCATACTGTGCTTGTAAAATATCGGTAATGGCCCAAGCAATAGAACGACTTTTTACAGGTTCACTCCAACCTGAAGTGCTACTCCAAGTCTTAACCTTTCGATTAACAATGGCATTAACCTTACGACTTGAATTTGATGATAGATTATTTGTCGCACGCATTTTTATAGCTAATAAGGTCATATTGCCAAAGCTAGATGGTGTTTCCATATATCCTTTAAGCGATTCCCAATAAATAGCATGAGCTGCACGAGCGCTGGTATCTTTGGTATCTAAACGAGTAACTCGGACTTCATATCTCCCAAGAGCCACTGTATAAAAATAAGTAAGTCTAATAGGTGTATTTTTTGCAGCGCTATAACTTTCTGTTCCAAGAGTTGTCCAGTTTCCTAAAGGTTCTCCATAATCATCAATTAAACGAGCTTCAACTTGCCATTGAACAGTTTTAGACGATAAACCACCGCTATCATTAGCATAATACAAACCACCATTCATAACCACATCAATACCGATTTTATTAATTTTGGTATCTTCCGGATTTACTACAAAACCACCCGAATACGTATCTTTGAATAGTTCGACACCTGAAACTTCAGCAGCAACAACCACATTGGGATTAAACAGAGTTACATTTTTATTGGGTTCTACAATCTCATACTCAACTTCGGCAAACGAGCCAATTGGTGTGTCATCAATACGGATTTGTTCAACTTCGCAGTATCCTTGTGTTAGAACATGAAGTTGATATAGATACTGCTCATTATTGGCATATTCAGTATATGGCGTTGCTGCAAAATCAGGATAAATAATATGTCGACCATATAAAACTGGTATTACACCACCGAGTTTTGCTTGGTTGCCTTGAGCATTTAAGGAATAAGTCGGACTAGTTTCAAGCGATGAAGACGAATAAGATGATGTTAAACTACTTGCTGGTGTTGGAATTACAGCATTTACAAGCATTGAACCTCCAACAGAAACAGCTGTTGCCGCTACAGCTCCGGCAAGTTTTCCATATGCAGCGGCAGCCCAGCCACCTGTATAATAAGCAGCAACCATAACAGCTACAGTTAAAACAATCTTCATCGGATTAGAGCCTCCACCACCGCCACCTCCTTGTGGTAAACACAGAAAAGCTACATGGTCTGTATCTTTAGGTTTGATGTCCCAATACTGACGGAGCAATGGTTCGCCATTCAAAAAACAAATATATGGTAGATTTTGAGGACTTACATTATATTTATCAGCAATATCCTGTACCGACATTTGTTTTAGGCAACAAAAAACCTCGCTATCTGCGAGGTTAAATGGATTTTGTATTTTAACTATCTGAGGCATTTTTCCATATCTCCAAAATATGCCAACCATTCATTTTTAAGTCAGGCAGTTTTTGAAAAATTACACCAACTCCTTGCATATTATGTAGCACACCACCGCCATCAATATCAGCATAAATGCCAACGTGACAGGGATATTTGTTTTGTGTTAATACTGTTATGTGTTTATCTAATAGTTTATTATCGGAAGATAACTTGTTGTAATTAGTTGATTTCTTAAATTCGCATAAAACTTCTCTTAAGCTTGTTGCATCTGTTACGATTGGAGATAGTTCCACGCCAAGTTCATTTTTATAAACTTCTCTGACTAATCCCCAACAGTCATATTCACCATTAACCCAAGGCTTGCCAATATATTTTTCTGCCCAATGTTGCATTATGATACTAATCCCATAAATTTAGATAAACGATAGGTTTCATTAGGAAATGTTTTGTTTCCAATGTCTGTCATACGAGCTTTTGCTGTGATTTTATAAACATCACCGCTTACTTCTGTTACAGTTAAGCTAATTGGCGGTATCATCTGTGGTGTACTTAAATCTGTCGATAGATATGGACGATAAATAAGCTCCGTTTTATGTTGCGAAGATGCCGCATTGTCTAAGTGTTTTATGATTTCTCGGCTTACATTATCAATCTCTATTGATATTTCAGGAACAGCAGAGGTATCAACCGGAGGAAGTTCAATATCAAAGCACATTGCTTGAAATGATACTTCTTCACCTGTTTCTAATGTCGCTGTTATCCCATGAAAACCTTGAACAATACGAATTGTTGTAGGATTTCCATCATCATCGATAAAGTCCGGATGTTTGATTTCCAAGGTATGATAGATAAACACATCACTAGGGCTAGAAGCATAAGCTTCAATAATGGCCTGTTGTAAAACATCATTTGGCATTTGTTTCTCCTAGTATCCAATAGCTATCCAAGATACATAACCTTGACGTCTGCTTGTTGAGTCTGAATCAATGTAACGTATTGTAAAAGCCGTTGTTGAGGCGCTCATAACCATTGCACAATAGTTTGTATCACTAGTTGCATTTGTAGGTTGAGCATAAGGGGTAAGAATGACACTAATAACAGCCGTTGAAAATGCTTTAGGAAATGTAACACTAAAATCAGCATTACTATTTATGTTAACTCGTCCGCCTTGCATAATTAATCCTGTTACATTGTTCTTTTCCCAAAAAGATGTAGAGCTTTTGGAATAACTACCAGTCTTATTAAATAATGTTGCGGCTGTTATATTTCCTAGATTGGTATCAACTTTATTAGATATAATATTCCTTAATTCTGTAGTATTCTCTTCAGACAAAGGTCTGCTTATATCTGAACATTTTATATAAACAAGCTCATAATATGACTTCGGACGTGTTTCAGTACCAAATCGAGCAGTTCCATGCGCACCAGTTTTAGGATTCAGAATAGCTAAATCTGGTCCATCTTGGCGCATACCTTCATCTGATCCACTAGATGTTGCAATCGCCGCCCCATCGCCTGAATTATAAACATCTTGTCGTATTTGAGCTATATGGTAGTGTCCTTGAAATTGGTCATTTAATATTGTACCTAGGTTTTCTGTGGTTCCACTTCTTGCATAGTTTTTCAAAAGTGGCAAAATAACAGTATCATTATCAACCTTTACATAACTAGCACACATTCCATAACTTGAAACTTGGCTGTCATAAGTAGTTTCATCTGTAAAAACCAAATATTCGGTATCAACAAGTTGTTCAAAAAAGTCCGGATATCTAGCTCGGGTAATAGTATTTTTATACCAAACAGGTTCATACCCATCAGGAACTTTAGTACAGGCTGGAACACTTAAACGAGAACCAAGTGGTGCTGGCGTACAAGCATCAGCATAATATTTAGAGAGATTAGCTTGCTCTGTCGCTAACTCAATCTGACTAGCTCCTTCAGTCTTGATTTTATTAACTTGTGTAGTTCCTGCAGAATTAACATTGCTTATTTGTGTAGTTGCTGTTGAATTTATAGATGAAAGTTGCGTTGTTCCTGTATTTTTAATTACCGATATTTGAGCATTCGTTTCTGTTTGTATATTTGAAATAGATGTATCTGTGACAACTGAAATATTATTAAAAACCTCAGATGCTTGATTTTTAATAGTTAAAGTATCTGCTTTTAACTGAGCAGTTTCAGACTTTATGTTATCTGTATCGGATTTTAATTGAATAGTTGCATTTTTAGCAACAATAGCTTCATCTCTCGCTGACTCTGCCTCAGCAACCACATCAGATACACCTCCGGTAATGGCATCTCTCACATCTTTTAATTGTTTTGCAACAGTTGGAATATTTCCATTTTCAGTTGCAATTGTTGTATTTTCGTCACCATGTATGATATTATGCCATTTAAGACCATCAATTTCAGCTTGTGAAACTGTGATTTCTAATCTTTCTTCCATATTTGCCATAGATTAAGCTCCTTTACAGGGCATAAAAGTTAATTCACCAGCTGTTAATTTAACAACATCACCAACATCAACGAGAAAAGATAAACTGTTGTATTCTTCCCAATTTCCATAAGATCCATATTGCCTAAAAACTGTATGTCCATTGATGTATCCTGTAATATTGCTGTTATAGACGGTATTTCGCATCAAAACCCATCCTATTTTTGTAATGGTAACATCTGTATTTAAGGAAAGCGTTGTTCTTTGAGACCAATTAGGACACAACCATCGCATGATTTGTGTTATGGAATTCTTAGAAATATTAGATAGCGTAATATCTAATTTGCTATCTGTTGCATTTTCAGCTCTATTTGCTTGAGCAGTTGCTTCCGCTACTTGTTCTGCTACTGCTAGTTTCACATTCGAAATTTGTGTACTTCCTTCGGTATTAATATCGCTAATCCCCTGAGAAACTGCAGAAGATATTGAATTAAATGTTGTTTGAGCCATATTTTTATAGCTCTCAGCAGTATCTCTAAAACCTAAAGTATCTATCTTTAACTGTTCTATTTCTGACTTAATAAGTAAAGCATGATCTCTAACAGCTGTTGTTTCATTTTTAGCTATCAAACAAGAACCCAAATAATCAGCAGCATCGTTTATAAGTTCATTTCTAACATCTTTTAATTGTTTAGCAGCAGATGGAACGTTACCATTTTCTGTAGCAACACTTGTTTCATCATTCCCATGAATTATTGTGTGCCAAAGCGAGCCATCTGTTTCCGCTTTTAAAACAACTTCTTGCAGCCTTTCTTCCATATTTGCCATTAAATTATTTCCTTAAAAACCACATGCATACCAAGATTTAGGCATATTTGCACTTCCACCTGTATTTGAAAATTTTATTTGCGTAGTAGATATCTTATTTATACATTGACCATAAATTTCTCCATTTGTTCCCATTGAAGTAGCAACAACTGTATAATTGGTATTTGAAAAAGCCTTTAAAAATGTAATTGTAATTCCACCACCTTTGGCAGCAAGTCCTCCTTGTTCAATCCATCCATCAGGCCAAACTCTGTACCATTCTGTTCCATTTACATATGTCGTGAACATTTTAGAAAACAATGTTCCCTTAGTAATATTAGATAAGTCTTTTTCAAGCTTGCTATTTGTTGCATTTTCAGCTCTGTCTGCCTGGGCTGTTGCTTCTGCCA